GACCAAGCCGGTGCCCCGCCCAACCAGGATCCTAATTCGGTTGCGACCCGCGAGGGTAACTTTGTGAGGCTCAAGGGGATCACCCTTGACCTCCGGATGTACATCCCCGCCGACGATCTGGCGTATAGCTCCGATCGCGCCTCGATTGAGGTAATCGTCGCCGTTCTCTCCTCCAAAACGTATAAGACGTTTGCCGAGGTGAGTGCTAATTGGGACGTTGGAGAGCAGATCAAGACAATGATCATGCAGGAAGACGACACCCCCGTCCCATATTTCGGCACGTGTATGTCAAATCTACTGCCGTTCAACACGAATGCTTTCACCGTGCATGATCAGAAGCGTTTCTACATGAATCGCGGCATGATCATCAATGACAGTGCTGTGCCCACCCCTGGCGCTACGGGCGCCGGGCACATGCCCACGGTTGTTAAGAAGCTTCGTATGAACATCAAATGCAAGGGAAAGGTTCTGAAGTTTGCTTCGCCGGAGGAACCGCTCCCGACGAATTTTGGACCGTTCCTCTGGGTAGGCTGGGCCTACACCAACGGTTCCGCTGCTACTACAGCTGGCGTCCCGTTCCTCTACGGGCGCACTACCACCCGCTTCGAAGATTGCGGTTAGCGTTAGCGGGAGCGAAGCGACCTTGGATAAAAGCCGTCCGCAGGACCCCCCCGGGAGGGCCGCCGGAGGCACCCCATCTGACCGGGGCTGAATGGCTCCGCCGATGTCCCGTCAGATTAGCTCGGCCGACCTACATTTTTTTATGTGAGAATAGGCTAAGCCATGACGACCAACCCGGTCGCCTCCTGGGATTTTACCTTACCTGTCACTGATGACCGCACACCCGAGTCGGTCAGAGTGCGCTTTAGGAAACTCTTCAAGAAGTGGACATTTCAGAGCGAGCGCGGCGACGCCGGCTATGCTCATTTCCAGGGTCGTGGCTCCCTATTCAAGAAGCGACGGTTCCCCGAAGTCAAGAAACTTGCTCAGTCGCTGGGTTTTCCGGACATGCATCTGAGTCCGACCTCCACGGATAACGTCGGTTCCGCCTTCTATTGTATGAAGGAGGACACTCGGGTCGACGGTCCGTGGTCGGATGCTGACCAAGAAATCTACATCCCGCGCCAGTATCAGATTACCAATCTGTATCCCTGGCAGCAACAGGTGGTCGATAGCGGAGCGAATTTCGACCCCCGCACCGTTCACTACGTCTGGGATCCCATGGGGTCCAAGGGCAAGACTACGATTGCCGCAATCGCGTGTCTCAAGCATAAGGGGGTGCGGATTCCCGCCGTCAATGATCACGAGAAGCTTCTGGCTTCCGTTTGCGACATCCTGTCGGCCAAGGAGGAGCGCCAGCCCGGCCCCATCTTCATTGACCTTCCCCGTTATATGGAGAAAAAGCGTCTTCATGGCATTTATTCTGCCATTGAAGAGATCAAGAACGGCCATGTCTACGACATGAGATTTCACTTCAGAGAGTGGTGGTTCGACTCCCCGCCCGTCTGGGTGTTCGCCAACACGCAACCCACGGTCACTGCGCTCTCGCAGGACCGGTGGAAATTCCTGAAGTTTGACCCGAACTACCCCGGGATGCTTGTGCCATTTGTGCCAGCCGAGGAAGAATAGTGTTACAGGCCGCAGGCCGCCTCTTCTGACTCGGCCTTATTCGGCCGACCGCAGAATTTTTTCTGCGCCAGAGGTAAACCTCACGCCCGGCTCATGCCCAAGCGGAAATATGAGGGACCTCTGCAGCCAGGTAAGCGCTCTGCTCGCGTTCCTGCTCCGCGCGCTCTTGCGCCTAAGCGACGTAAGAGGAACTATTCCGCGTCGCTCAAGCTCTCGAAGCCGTTCCGGACGGTTCTCGACAGCTATCTGACTCGGCGCGACGTGAAGCACTGGGTGATGCGAAATTACTCGACTCGCCAGTACGCGAACGTGCCGACCACCGGCGCCCACCTTGTCCCTGTTCTTCCGAACATTGACCAAGCCGGTGCCCCGCCCAACCAGGATCCTAATTCGGTTGCGACCCGCGAGGGTAACTTTGTGAGGCTCAAGGGGATCACCCTTGACC